TATGGTTAGGTTGTTTGCGTCAGTGTGGCTGACAGCGCCCTCGACCAGGTTTGAAGCCGAGTCGAAGATTTGTACGGTCGGATAGAAGTCCAAGCTGTGGGCTATCGACCAAGTGTTACTTGTAGACCCCTGAGTGTGGGTGTACGAAACCTGTGTTTTGTCTACGGATACATAGGCCAGCGAATTCCACGCGGTAGTCCCGTCTCCGACCTTCATCAATGCTGTATCGTTCTCAACGCCTACTTCACCCTGAGCTAGGGTAGGGTTAGCTGATTCCCAGTTGGCGGAGCTGTCATTTCTAAGTTGTATCTGTACGGCCATGTTTTAATTACCTTGCTCTTTAAAAAGTAGAGGCGTCTCCCCCCTCAATTGTACCTGAGATATTTTGGCCTGATATTGTCAGGCTGCTGCTTTGCTCGTTAGTCCACATTGCGTTTGCCGCATCGTAAACTACGACATCTCCCGGTAACGGAGTGTTAAAGTCAACGTCGAGCAAGTCTTCAAAATTGTTGACAACTCCAGCGTCACCAATAGGTGCAACAAGCAATGAAAGAGACTCGTTGTAGGTAAACTCTGTTGCAGTTCCGTCTAGGTAGACAAGAACAAACGTTCTCCATCCAGAGCTGCTAGTCACGGAGCGAACGTAGTGTCTGCTCAGGTTGCGAGTGTTGTCGTTTGACTGGATAGTAATGATGGATTTGTATGTGTTGGTTGACTGAGTCATTGCATTTAGCAAACCAAGCTGGCCATCTGTAACTGCATCTGTTTCCGAGATATACAACTCTGTTGCCAGACTTAAGTCAGCGTTGTTGAAAGCCATGTAACCCCCGCCAGGGTTTGCGGCTGAAACAGAGTTGTTAAATTTGTAGTTGGCACTAAGGCCAGCACCAGCTTCGCCCTGAGGTCCCGTTGGACCCGTAGCACCTGCAACACCTGCTGGGCCTGTTGGGCCTTGGGCACCCTGCGGGCCAGACGCCGCTACTGTAATCTGGCGAGCGTACTTACCAGACGTTACTGTACTTACTGTGTAACCTGCCACTAGTACGTCACCTCCGACCTAACTGCAAAGTTTCCCTGCAATAGCTTGTATACATATAAATCTTCTGACGGAGCGATTAGTTCTAGGTCATACTTGTATAGACCTTCTTTGAGCTGAGCTGTAATAGTGTCGTCCACGTACAGATAGATGCTGCCATCTGTGTCCCCTAGCTCTATCCCGCCGTTTTCAGTTGTAAGCTCTAGAGTTACAATAGCGCTAGTAACTGTGGGGCGAACCTGCATTCTTGCCTTGTAGCCAGTGAACTTGATTGGCTTGTTAGCTGGGTCCTTGTAATAAATGATGCGCGTCATCGTCGAGCCTTGGTCGGCTACTAAATTGTACTGTCCAGCTGGTGCGCTCATCGGACTCTTTCGGCGGGAGAGATAAAGAGGTTGCTTTAATTTTACCTCATTGCTGGCAGGGCTATAAGAGAGGTATACTGAGGGCATGTCCTCAGTTATTGAAGAAACAGAACTTGAAACAACAGACGCCGATACTGGTGAGCCAAAGTTTGCTCACTACGCTGACTCGATTTCAGTTACAGAGGGTTACGTAACAGGCAGACCTGTTTTATCGTTGTGCGGAATACTTTTTGTGCCTACTAGGGACCCGCTTAAGTTTCCCGTTTGTCCGACCTGCAAAGAAATAGTGGACGCACTACTTATAGGAGAAGATTAAGCTCCAATATATTCATGACTATATGACCAGCGGTTGTGGTTCATGTCCCAGCGGAGCTTATGGGCGTTATTTACTCCGTCTTTCCTAATCATGTGATTCTTAGAGGTCGGCTTCCACAGAGGCGAGCTGTCTCTGTACTCGCCTAAACGCGGGTGAGAAGTTTTAGAAAAGTATCTCTTACCTTGGTCTAAATAGTGCTGAGCAACTGCCTCGGATATTTTTGGCCCGAAACCGAAACCTTGGTAGTCAGGATGGACAACTAGCCTGTGCTCTCTCCAAGCATTCTTTACTGTTCCAGAGGGGTAAGTCATAGCTGAAGCAAACCCGACTATCTGCCCTTCCCAGACTGCCAAGTAGCTGTGTGATGCCTTGTTGAGCTGTTCGGAGAGGTAGTGGTGTGGAGCGAAGTAGCTCCAAACGCTGTTTTCGGCAGGATATATTGTGACATCCAGTTGGGGTCGATGAAGCCACCTCCCTGTACTCCATTCGCCCTTATCTGTATCGATAACCCAGTCTGGTTCTAGAAACTCAATGATGTCTCTGTGCACTGTAGCTAGTACAACTCTTTTTACGTTGTTTCTTTTTATGTACTTTGACATTGAGGTTGACGCTGCTTTAGCCACATTTCTATCTATGACAGACGTGAATTCATCTATTACAGCACCGTCTTTGAGAGAGCGAGCCAAATCCGCTCTAAACTTTTCTCCGTTTGACAGAACATGGTAGGGCTTTACCCATGTAGGGACACTCATTAGCCCTGCCGCTGAAAACTTTTCATTTGCCTCTACAGGCGACTGGAAATGGGAAGCAATTGACTTACTTGGGTCCCAAGTGTGTGCCTCGGGCTTTCCAAACTCTTCAAGTAGGGTTGACTTTCCTGTTCCAGACGCCCCTACGATTACCCCTAAACCAAAATCATCGGGCAACGTATCTGGGACAAGATAAGGATAAAAGGCCTCTGTGCCATCAGAGCTGTAATCAAATGGTTCGATTAGGGCTCGAGTTATGTCATCTAGCTCTACAGTGGCCTTCTTGGGCACTGAAGACTTTTCTAGCTTGGCTTCTCTCATACTATAAAAAGGTCTTCCTTCTTCGGAGAATGTAAATCTTCTACTTTAATGTTCCACTGGTCCTTATGGGACGTGAATCCATTTGACCAATCATACGTCCCTTTAGGTATAAATTCAGCTCTCTCTAAAAATTCATCTTTGCTTATCATCCCTAGATAGTAAGCACTCTGTCCACTAAATCTAGACATCGAAGTCGACTTAGGGTCTTCAGAAGTCACAGATACAAAAGAGTAGTAATCAACAGCTTGATGGTTTATTAGGTAATCAGAGACTGTGCAGTCCCAGTCGTAGCTCGGCCATGCTTCTTTTCGTTCTTTAGTTTTTACATCTAATTTTTTCTCTGAATCAAGTAACAGTCTTAAATCGTGCGTGGTTGTTACAGCTGAATCGTCCACGTACTTAATATCTAAAGAAAGAAGATATGCCATAAAAATTAGCTCCCCGATAGCTCCTACTTGAAGAGCGCCAAGCCCTCTCATTGAATGAGAGTTTAGGTAGTCTTTTCCAGCGGACTTAGCTCTTTCGTCTGCAGCTTGCAGCAGCTCGTCTGTTAGCCTCACCTGCAAAACTTTTGGGTGAAAGGGGTGGGAGCTTGTTCTCATGATAGAAATCGTACAACACTGATAAAAATATTGCAACGGCTCTAGGGGAGCCGTATGACTCATTGACAAGACTTATAGTTGGAGAAGTGCCTTAAATTTCGATTTGCATTGGAACAAATCAAGCCCTATAATTTCCTCTATACTTGTTACTCAACCAGTCCTGACAGATGCCAATAAAAGGATAAATCTGTCGGGATTTTCTCGTCTTTACTACTGAAAGGTATCTCAAAATGGTCACTGTGTACACACTTCCAGCTTGCGTTCAATGCGATAGCACAAAGAGGCTTTTGACCAGAAATGAGATTCCCTATAACGAGGTAGACCTGAGCCAAGATTCAGATGCAATGGCTATGGTCCGTGAACTTGGCTATAGTGCAGCCCCAATTGTTATGGCTGGCGACGACCACTGGAGTGGCTTCAGGCCAGACAAGCTTGCTACACTCACTCAGTAGTGTATGGCATTGTTTATTTTTCTAACATCTCGAACAACACCCATCGGTTTGTCGAGAAGTTAGGTCTTCCTGCTCAGCGGATACCCGTCCGCTGGGACAGCGAACAGCCTTTTATGGCTACAGGGGAGTATGTTCTCTTCGTACCTACTTATGGTGGGGGCAACGATGAGCACACAATTCCCAAGCAGGTCAAGAAGTTCTTGAACATCAAGACCAACAGAAACTTACTTCGCGGTGTTGTCGGCTTCGGCAATACTAATTTCGGCGACCACTATTGTGGAGCGGCTGAGATGATTGCAGCAAAAACAGGTGTACCTTTGTTGTATCGCGTAGAGATTATGGGTACGCCATACGACGTAGAACAAGTTAAAGAGAGGCTTGAGCAACTGTGGACAATTACAGCTACCACGAACTAAACGCAATGCTAAACCTTTGGGGTGAAGGCAAGACAATTCAGTTCGATAAAGACAAAGAGGCAGCACGTCGCTACTTCTTAGACCACGTAAACCAAAACACAGTCTTCTTCCACAGCATCGAAGAAAAGCTTGAGTACCTAGTGGAAGAGGAGTACTACGAGAAGGAAATTCTAGACCAGTACTCTCCTGAATTTATTAAGGCTCTCTTCAAGCATGCTTACGACTACAGGTTCCGTTTTCAGACATTTGTTGGTGCCTATAAGTTCTACACCTCTTATGCCCTCAAGACTTTCGACGGAAACCGCTACCTAGAGCGCTTTGAAGACCGCGTTGTGATGAACGCCCTTATGCTGGCCAAGGGAGACGAAGAGTTTGCCAAGAGTTTGGTAGACGAGATTATCTCTGGTCGTTTCCAGCCAGCTACCCCTACGTTCTTGAACGCAGGTAAGAAGCAGCGCGGTGAGTTTGTCTCCTGCTTCCTGCTCCGCATCGAAGACAACATGGAGTCAATCTCTCGCGGCATCAACTCCGCCCTTCAGCTTTCCAAGCGCGGTGGCGGTGTAGCCCTAAACCTCTCTAACTTGCGTGAGCTGGGCGCTCCCATTAAGAAGATTGAGAACCAGTCATCTGGCGTCATCCCCGTGATGAAGCTCCTTGAAGACGCTTTCTCATATGCAAACCAGCTAGGAGCTCGTCAGGGTGCAGGTGCCGTTTATCTAAATGTCCACCACCCCGACATCATGAAGTTCTTGGACACCAAGCGCGAGAATGCGGATGAGAAGATTCGTATCAAGACACTATCTATTGGTGTAGTTATCCCTGACATCACTATGGAGTTGGCTAAGAACGGCGACGACATGTACCTGTTCTCCCCATACGACGTTGAGAAGGTCTACGGAAAGCCGTTTGGTGATATCTCTGTGACTGAGCACTACGAGGAGATGGTAGACAACCCTGCCATAAAAAAGACAAAGATTAAGGCACGTGAACTTCTACAGCGTATTGCAGAGCTGCAGTTTGAGTCTGGCTACCCATACATTGTCTATGAGGACACAGTAAACGCCGCTAACCCGATTGACGGACGTATTAATATGTCGAACCTCTGCTCCGAGATTCTGCAGGTGAACACCCCAACCACCTACAACGAAGACTTGAGCTACAAGAAGATTGGTAAGGACATCTCTTGCAACCTTGGCTCGCTCAATATTGCAAACATGATGAAGTCTCCTGACTTTGCTCAGTCTGTGAAGACCGCAATCAAGGCTCTAACTGCTGTAGCTGACCTCAGCTACATCAAGTCTGTTATGTCTATTGCTGAAGGTAA